AATGTGGCAGAAGAAAAATCCATACCTGGAATACGCCATAGCCCTGCTGCGGGGCCAGAAAGAAGGGATACATAATGGGGATTGTAAAAACGGAGGCCCAAAGGAAGGCGAACCGGCTGTGGAGAGAGCAGGCAGTAGCGGCCAGTGACGCAGAGGCGATCCGTGGGCCTAAGCTGGATGAGTGGTCAGCCCGGATACCGGCCTATGCGTATACGTCATTATGCCCGGATGAGAGATACAGGAGGTAGGAAATTGAATGTACTTAAGAATGTAGTGATTATCCTTTGGGCCATAACGGGGACGGTCAATCTGATACAGCACAATATTAACCGGTGGGATTACCTAATGGTCTGGGGGTCCCTGATGGCGGTGTTGTTGATCTGGAGGTGATGCAATGGAAAAGAAACCGTCTGAACAGCTGGAGGATTTTCTGGAGTTTGCAAAAGTATGTCAGGAGATGTACCAGATTTCATTTTCGTATGTGGGGGATGAGGACAAGCGTCTCCAGGATCTTCTCCACGCATTGGAATTTACAGATAACAAGTATGACTTACATAATGAGGCTTTGAAACTCTGGAACAGCCGGAGAGTTCGCCGTGAACATAAGGACACAGCAAAAATGTATGAGACATTCGCCCAGTATTTTCAGAGCCAGTCCGGCCAGAAGTTTCTGAATGAGTTGCGTCAGCTATTAGGCAAACAGAGGAAGGCAGAGCAATACCTGGAGGGGCACAGGGAGTATAGGAAGAGGTTTCCAGATGGGAGGTGATACCGTTGGACAAGCAGATTTTGGAGCAGTACATAGATGCGTGTGAGCTGATCAAGGACACCAAGGAGGAGATCGGGAAGTTGCGCAAGCGCCGCAGGCAGATACAGAAGGATAGTGTCAAAGGGTCGGCACAGGAGTTTCCCTACACGTTGCAGACCTACCATCTGGAGGGACTTGGGTATGCTACCGTTAAGGATCCGGACGAGCTGGACCGTATGGAGGAGCTGCTGGCGGAGCGGATCCGAAATGCGGAGAGAATCAAGCGCCAAGTGGAAACATGGCTCAATACAGTTGCACCCAGAATGCAGCGGATAATTAGGTACAGAGTATTTGACGATATGACCTGGGCGCAGGTGGCTGTGAAGATGGGGAGGAAGGCTACAGCGGATAGTGTAAGGATGGAATTTGAAAGATTTATCTTAGCGGCGTAAAGTTTGTTCGATTTGTTCACACTGTTCGTTTTTAAAATGTTATAGTGTACCATGAAGCCAAAGGCATACAGGCGACGGCTTACACTTAGCCCCAGTCGGTCGCCGGGTGTCACAGCCCGGTGACCGGATCGTCTGGCTCTGGTTCCGGCCCAGGGCTGGACGTCCCCTTTATGGATCCTTAGCTCAGCTGGCAGAGCAGGTGGCTGTTAACCACCGTGTCACAGGTTCGATTCCTGTAGGATCCGTTTGGATGGATAAACCATTTTGTAATTTCTCCTTTGTATGGGTCCCTGCTTTGGCGGAGGCTCTCTTTTTGTCGACATATTGTGGATAGTATTTAAATAAATACAAGATATTGATTGGAGGTGGCCCCGGCTATCTCTTTTCTTTTACCAAAACTGACGAATCGAGGTGAGACAGCATGGCGAGAGCGCCAGATTCAAGAATTACACAGGCGAAAGCCATGTACCTTCAGGGAACAAAATTAGTTGAGATTGCAAGTCAACTAAACCTGCCGGAAGGAACGGTTCGCCGATGGAAATCCACTTACAAGTGGGATGGCGAGCGTTCGGATAAAAATAATGAGCGTTCGGCAAATAAAACGAACAGAAAGCAGAAAAGAGGAAAGGTCATTGCGGAGGATGTGGAACAGGTTATGGAAAACCTCGAACTCACTGACAAGCAGCGGCTTTTTTGTTTGCATTATGTCCGATGTTTTAATGCGACCAAAGCGTATCAGAAAGCATATGGCTGTAGCTATGATACGGCTGCATCAATAGGGTATCGGTTGTTGGAGAATGATGGAGTGCGTGACGAAATCATGCGTCTTAAACAAAGTAGGCTCAATCGTGAGCTGTTGGATGAGCACGATATCTTTCAGAAGTACATGGATATTGCATTTGCAGACATTACGGACTATGTAGAATTTGGCCGGGAGGAAATCCAGGTTATGGGAGCTTTTGGACCGGTGGAGATAAAAGATCCGGAGACAGGAGAGAAAACCCCACTGATGAAAGAGGTCAATACAGTCCGCTTCCGGGAATCAGCGGAGGTAGACGGTACATTGATTACTGAGGTGAAACAGGGCAAAGATGGGGCAAGTATAAAACTGGCTGACCGTATGAAGGCATTGGATTGGCTGGCGAATCACATGGATCTGGCCAGCGAGGAGCAGAGAGCCCGCATCGCCCAGATCAAAGCCCAGACGGATAAGCTGAAAGGGACAGACAATGACGCAGAGCTGAGCCGCCTGGATGAGGTTCTGAGTGAGATCAAAGGGGTTGTGTGATATGCCATTTTCCGATAAGCAGCAGGAGTTTTTCCAGAACGCAAACCACCGCTGGAATATCAAGGTAGGCGCTACACGTTCTGGAAAGACTTATATGGACTATTATGTAATTCCCAAGAGAATCCGTGCCAGAGCCGGAAAAGAGGGCCTGGTGGCAATTCTGGGCGTGTCTAAGGGCACGATCCAGCGTAACATCATCGAACCATTACAACGAATCTGGGGTACAAATCTTGTGGGAGATATCAATTCCCAGAACATTTGCCCGATGTTTGGCGAGGATGTTTACTGCCTCGGGGCCGAAAAGGTCAGTCAGGTATCTAAGATCCGGGGGTCTTCACTGAAATACTGCTATGGTGATGAGGTGGTGGATTGGAACCAGGACGTATTTAATATGCTTAAATCCCGTCTTGATAAGCCATATTCCTGTTTTGATGGGGCGTGCAACCCGGATGCCCCGCAGCACTGGTTTAAGCAGTTTCTGGATTCAGACGCTGATATTTACTGCCAGAAGTATGAACTTTTTGACAATCCATTTGTAAGCCCTGTATTTGTGGATGAGCTTTGTAAGGAGTACAAAGGGACGGTCCTATATGACCGGTACATCCGTGGGCTGTGGGTTGCGGCAGAAGGATCTGTGTATAAGCTGATGTGCGACGCAGTATCCAGTGGAGGGGTTAATCCCTTTGCAATCTATGAAAAGCCTAAGAGTATCATGCAGATCAATATCGGCGTCGACTTTGGCGGTTCCGGCTCCGGCCACGCATTTGTGGCTACAGCATATTCCAGGGCTTACCACAGTATTACTGCCCTTGCCAGTGAGCGCCATATGAGCAAAAACGGAAGCATTGACCCGGATAAGCTGGGGAATCTGTTCGTAGACTTCTGTCTGAAGATCATCAACCTATACGGCTTCATTACTGCTGTTTACTGCGACAGCGCAGAGCAGACGCTGATTGCAGGACTGAGGACGGCTGTCAGGAAGTCGGGTTTTGGATGGATCCGGATTGAGAACGCACTTAAGACAACAATCAATGACCGGATACGTTTTACGCAGCGGATGCTCAGCCAGCACCGCTTTTCTTACATGAAAGATCAGTGCCAGACGCTGGAGGATGCCCTTACTACTGCACTGTGGGATGAGAAAAAGAGTCTTGTGGAAGATGTGAGGCTGGATGATGGTACCAGTGATATAGATACACTGGACGCGTTTGAGTACACATTTGAGCGGGATATCAGCCGGTTTATCCGGTATGAATAGAGGTGATGAGGATGAAATTTTCAAAAATGCTGACAGCGATCACAGAGATATTGAATCAGAATTCCGACACGCAGATAGATGTATGCCTGACTTCTCAGATGGCCTCTGCGATTGAGTTATGGACAGCCATGTACGAGAATCATGCTCCCTGGGTAGACCGGGAAACAGTCAAGAGCGCACAGATACCGGCAGCTATCGCCTCAGAGATTGCAAGATTGGTGACATTGGAGATGCAGTCGGAGATAACCGGCGGCGCGGCGGCTGAATATCTGAATCAGGAGTACCAGAAAAAGGTGCTGGCTGATCTGCGGCGCTATGTGGAATACGGGTGCGCAAAGGGTGGCCTGATTCTTAAACCGTATATGACTAAAACAGGGCTTGCAATCCAGTATGTGCAGGCAGACAGCTTTTTCCCGCTGTCGTTCGATGATTCGGGCCGGATCATGCAATGCGTGTTTACGGAACAGTTCCGAAAAGGAAAGAAGATATATACCCGGCTGGAAGTACATACGCTGCAGAATGATGTAATCCACATCACAAACAGGGCTTTCGTGGCTACCAACGATTACAGCCTGGGAACAGAGCTCGAGGTCAGCAGCGTGGACCGCTGGTCTGAATTGGTACCGGAGATATCGCTTGCGGGATCGGACAGGCTCCTGTTTGGGTATTTCAAGGTACCTATGGCAAATGCGGAGGACACAGACAGCCCGTTGGGGGTATCGGTATATTCCAGAGCAGACGAGCTGGTAGCGGAAGCGGACCGGAGGTACTCAAATATCTGCTGGGAGTATGAGGGCACGCAGCTTGCGGTTCATATTGCTGAGAGTATGCTGAAATACAACAAAGACAGGGATAAGTTTGAATATCCGGGAGGAAAAAAACGATTATATCGGGAGTTGAACTACGAGGCAGGAGCCACAGACAAGCCGCTTATTGATACATTTTCTCCCGGAATTCGAGATACCGCCCTGTTTAACGGATTCAATGCCCAGCTGCGGCTGATTGAGTTTGCCTGCAATCTGGCATATGGCACCCTGTCAGATCCCCAGAATGTGGATAAGACGGCCACAGAGATCAAGGTCAGCAAACAGCGGTCCTATACATTCGTATCTGACACGCAGATGGCTTTACAGCGAGCTCTGGAAGATCTGGTGTACGCAATGAACTTCTGGGCGGTGCTGTATGGCCTGATCCCTCCGGGAAATGATTATCAGGTATCCTTTGTTTGGGATGACAGTATCATCGTGGATGCGGAAACGGAGCGGCAGACAGACCGGCAGGATGTGGCTATGGGCGTAATGTCATTGGCTGAGTACCGCAGTAAGTGGTACGGGGAGACGCTGGAAGAGGCGGCAAAAAATCTGCCGGAACCAGCATTGACAGAGGAGTGAGGATATGAAAAAAATCAATTACAGTGAGTGTCATTTTGAGTTTACCGTGTCGGACGGCACGTATAGGATGGTCGTATGACACCTGAGGAACTGGAGAAGTTGCCAAAGCCATTAGAGCGTACCATGACGGCATTGGAATTATCGGTTATGTCTGAGATCATACAGCGGATCCGGGAAGCGGCTCAGATCACCCCAGTCATTGATTGGCTGTTGATCCGTATGGATGCTATTGGTAAAAGCAGGAAAGAAATTAAGCGCCTGCTCCGGGATGGCGTTGGATCGGCGGGGCTTGAGATCGACCAGATCTATGATCAGGCAATCCAGTCCGATTACATCCGCAACAAGGAGATATACGAGGCTGCCGGACAGGACTATGTGCCTTATGGGGATAATCAGTGGCTCCAGCAGGTAGCGGAGGCTGTCAGGGAACAGACCAAGGACACCCTAAGGCCTATGGAAAATATTACAAAAACCACAGGTTTTAATGTGTATATGGGAGGCAGGAAAGTGTTTACCCCGCTTTCTGAGTATCTGGAGCGCAGTTTGGACAAGGCTATGCTGGGAATTACCACAGGCACAAGGACATACAGTCAGGCGGTAGGAGAGGTTATTGACGAGATGACAGCCAGCGGCATACGAACGGTTGATTATGCATCCGGCAAATCGGATCGGATCGAAGTAGCCGCCCGCCGTGCAGTTATGACAGGAATCGCCCAGATGACGGACAAAGTAAACGAAAAGAACGCAAAAGAACTGGGGACAGATTACTGGGAAGTGGACTGGCACATGGGGGCCAGAAACACAGGAACCGGGTATCTGAATCATCAGAGCTGGCAGGGAAGGGTTTATTCTTCTGAGGAGATGAGAACCGTCTGTGGACTGGGTGAAATGCTGGGATTTGCCGGGATTAACTGCTACCATATCCGCTTTCCATTTCTTCCAGGAATCAGCCAGAGAAAATATACAGATGAATGGCTGGAAGAGCAGAATCGGAAAGAAAACGAAAAAAGGCTATTTAAAGGGCGTGAATATGATACATATGGTGCCTTGCAGTATCAGAGACGCTTGGAGCGTACAATCCGAAAGCAGAAACAGGATATTAAGCTTTTAGTGGCGGCTAAGGCTGACCCGGATGATATTACAGCGGCTAAGGGCAGGCTGAGGCTGACGGATAAGACCTATGTGGAGTTTTCAAAGGAAATGGGGCTTAGGCAGCAGCGGGAACGGCTGAAAATTGGAAAAGATGTATCTGAGAGGGAAAAATCTTCTATTCAGATTGAAACAGAAAGTGCGAATATTGAAAATCTTCGTAAGGGTAGCAATATTGTTGATCTGAAAAAGATTGAATCCGATTTGTTCAGAAGTAAATTTACGCAACTTACTGGAAATTCAGCAGTAAATGACGCTTTGCGGAAATATGCAAGAGCCATGCTTGTGCATAGAAACGGAAGCGATGGAGAAGATCTGTATATTATTAGTGCCAAAAGCGGAAAAAGACTTTTTTCAAAAACAAATGGATCGAATAATTTGGGAGTAGAATTATCCAAAGAAGAAATTGAGGAAATCCAGAATTATGCTAGAACAGAGGGAGTTATAGGGATGCATAACCATCCAACAAATGTATATCCTACAGGAGGGGATTTTGTTTCCGCTGGAGCAAGAGGATATGATTTTGGAGTGATAGTTACCCATGATGGAAGAGTGTTTCAGTATAAAGCTGGAGACAAACCATTCCGCAGTGAATATTTTAATAAGACTGTTGACAAATATGTTTCGAGGCCATACACTTATGACATAGAAGAGGCGCAGTTGACAGCATTGAAAGAATTTGAGAAGGAGTTTGGAATCGAATGGAGGGAATTGAAATAAGAGGTAAGGATGTCATAGTCCATGAGGAAATGACGGAAGAGGAAAGAAATGCAGAATTAGAACGATTAAAAAAAGAAAGCGAAGCTTTAACCGAATGGGAAGAAGAGTAGATACCACCAGTCAGTAATGGCCGGTGGTTTTTTGTACGCATTTTTAGGTTGTGCGACGTCGCAACAGGGAGGTGAAACCGATGATTACAGCAGTATTTACAGAGAATAACGATTACGCCCAGGTTTACGGCGTGTGGCAGTGGGATTACGGGCAGGAGCTGCGGATCCAGGGCCTAAATCTTCCGGCGGCGGTTGAGATTCACTTTGCACTACAGGAAACCGGCGGCGAAGCTGTGACCCGTGTAGGTGTAACGCAGGATGGGATAACAACTGTCCCGATCCCGGACAGTATGTTAGAAGGAGCCGGAAGTTCTAAGGACTATCAGATCTATGCGTGGGTGTACCTGGCAGATCAGGTATCTGGTGAAACGATCAAGCGGATCAAGATACAGGTCAGGGCAAGACCCATGCCGGAGGCTTTTGAGGCTCCAGAAGATGGGGAGATCTTCCGTCAGGCCATCGAGGCCGTCAATGAGGCCGCCAAGAAGGCAGAGGACGCGGGAAAGGAGGCAGTATCCTCCGCGGGTGAGGCCAGGGAGGCGGCCACACAGGCGGGAAAACATCTGGAAACCGTCCAGGGGCTGGCAGATCAGGCGGAGATTAACGCTGATACCGTGGCGCAGGACAAACAGGCAGTAGCCGGTATGCTCTCTCAGGTGCAGCAGGCGGCCTCAGAAGCGGCCCTGTCGGCAGAGGCAGCCAAGTTATCAGAGACAGCCGCAGGACAGGCCCAAACGGGCGCAGAGGCGGCAGAGGATGGGGCAAGGCAGTATGCCGCAGACACGGAGGCAGACCGGCAGGAGGTTGCAAGCGCCAGGCAGGCAGTACAGCAGATGCGTGAGACCGTGGCAGCGGACAAATCAGAAGTTGAGCAGACAGCAGCAGGTTTTGTAGATACAGCCCGGCAGGCAGTATCAGATGTCAATGCTGCGGGCAAGGCCCAGGTAGATGCTATTAAGACAGCCGGGCAGGGTGCGTCAAATGCGGTAGAGACAGCCAAAACAACAGCAGTACAGGCAGTCACTGCGGAAGGCGATAAGCAAGTACAGCGAGTGCAGGAAGCGGCGGCAGGTGTTGAGGCCGATCGGGAGCAGATCAACCAGAATAAGGCCGACATAGCTGGTTTGGCAGAAGGCATAACTGATCTGGCACCGGGGATCAAGATTACCACCACCGGCACAGACATCACCATCAAGGACGCCGCCGAGGGCCGGGCGTTTAAGGGGCTGCGGGTGTT